CGTTAATACGCTGCCAACTCAGGCCGAGATCGAACACCGCTTCTACGAACACTCTATGGCCACTCTGAACCGTAAAAAGGCACGTGCCATTTATCGCTACTCAGTCTTCCCAGGAAACGTTCCGGCTAAGTTTACGTTCGATAAATGGCGGCCTGAATTACAAACGGATCAGCAAAGCTCTAGAAATCTGGGGAACCGTGCATACAAGCTGACTAAGCAAATGGTAGAAATGCCTAAGAACGTGGTTCTGTTTGGACCGCGCGGGACGGGGAAAACGTCCTTGGCATTAGCAATGCTAACCAGTTTGCGCGATGAAGGCCAGTCAGGGCTGTTTATCTCAACAGCAGAGCTAAGTAACCTAATGGGCTTGCAATATGATGCGCCAGACGTTCGCAAGCGCTTGGCAGGCATTGAGCGGGCAATGAAAGAGGCTGGCGTTCTGTTGCTGGACGACTTCGGCACAGAAGGCGGTATGAAACTCGACATCAAGCCAGTGAGACGTGACATGCAAGAGCTGATGTATCGCGTTGCAAATGCCCGCCTTGATTTTGAGAGTAACATGCCTCGTCTATCAACAATCATCACAACTAACAACGAGATGGATGAGTTAGAACGCATGTACAACAGCAAACTCATCAGTCGAATTATTCCAAAATCAAAAGATTGCACCTTGAATTTTGAAAAGCTAACCGACGTAAGGGGGAAAAGATCGTGACAGCCGAAGAAATGACGAATAGATATTTGCAACGCTTGGATAAGCGGCTGATGGCATACGAAACGGCCTTGAATCAAACGATAGCTGACATTGAAAGCGATTATGATCAAGGCTACCTAGACGTTACCGAAGCACAGTGGCAAGACATTATCGTGCTTGTTGAGAACATTGCTCAGGCAAATACACGCATGATTCATGAAGCGTCAGACAGCATATATGCTGATGGCGAAGTTTCGGGCAACTTGCTTAATTTGCTTGAGCTAGCTAAACACTTCGCAACGCTGGACTTCTCAGAAACGCCATTAATTAAGCAGGAGGCAGAATTATGACACAAGTAACAGTGCGTTTATACGAGCAGGGCGACAAAGTGTGGCGCGACTTCAAAGCTGAATTGCAAAAGCGATACAAAAACGCAGTTAAGCTAGATATTTCTGAAAGCGAAGCATTCTCAAAAATCGAAAAGCAAGCGTTCAATAACCTGATCGTTGTATCAAAGAAAGCGATTGTCGAGAAACGTGCGGTAGCCGGTGTTGATAATCGAGATATGCCTTCAGTCGCACTGATCAGCAGCATCAAGGCTGTAAATAAACGCGGGGAAGCTAACCATAAGAAGTATGCAGTACAAGTTTCTGAGGCGGCAAGCAAGAGCAAAACACTAACAGAGGTTGCAAAACGGATCGGGAAGTCAACAACGTTCGTTAAGCGAGTGGCAAGTGAGTTTGAGATCAAGTTACCGCGCCGCAACAACGGCCATGAAGAGATTGCGAGTCGTTAGCAATTTAGCGAGTGAGAATGCAAGAAACTACAGGAGGAATCTTCAAATGCAAGCAATTAAAACAAAAATGATTGTCGGTGATCTGGTTATGGTTCCTGATCGAGTATTCATGGGCGTGCGTGATCTTGGCGGTGTGGCACGAATCATCAGAATCGAGCGATACAACGCCAGAGGTGAACGTCAAGACATCAACAAGCCAGTTGCTTTTGATGGCAAGGCACCCAAAGAGCTAATCACAACGGTTGAGATGGTTGATGGCAAGCAACGTCAATACTATCTGAAGGACGTGAAGCCAGCGTGAACAGGATCATTATTCCATTGCCCCTCATGACTCTTAACCAGTACATCAAGGTTGAACGAGGCAATATGTTTGGCGGAGCAAAAGTCAAGAAACAAGCAACGGAAACGGTAATGTTGGCTGTGAGAAAAGCGATGAATCAGGGCGTGAAATTTCAATGGGGAAAACCCCTAAGTTTCGACTGGTACTGGTATGACAAGCGAACAGACCCGGACAACATCGCGTTTCAGCACAAGTTTATCTTCGACGGCATGCAAAAGGCTGAATTTTTAGAAAACGACAACTGGGATCACATTGTAGAACTGCGAGATCGGTTCTTTATTGACAAAGCTAATCCGAGAGTTGAAGTCGCAGAGATCGATTGAGGAGGCACACAAATGACGAGAAAAGGGTTTAAACATATGTCGCTTGATAGTGCGATGGTGGCCGTTGTGCTTACTGCGCTGCTATGTGGCTGTGAGGAGGCCGAGCAATGAAAACTGGAGACAACACGTTCGATGACATCTACATCAGCAAAGAGACTGGTAAGGTCGTGGGAGTCATGCTTGATGGGCGAGACTACAAGCTTGTACCCATAAGCCCAAGCATTAAGGCTGATGAGCCAATATCCTATGAACGAGCAAAAGCTTTCTTCCGAGCTACTGTCATAGGAAACGGTCCGGGAGCCATTGCATACGCACTAGACATTCTGCATTTCATTTACGGGAAAGAGGACGAAAAATGAGCAAAGAAAAACTGTACGCGGTAAGGAACGATGAAGGGAAATACTGGAATTTTGCAGATCGGGATGGCTTCTTTGAATCAGACTTCGCATCTTGCTCGGCCACAGATGACGAGAAATATACAAAAAATGTGGTTCGTGATCATGGTGGCCACGTTGTCACGCTCGTTGAGGAGCCTGAAAAGGTAGTGCTAAGCAAAACGGACGCTTTGCGTCAGGGCTGGCTCGTTGCTCGTTATGGCCTGTACAATCCGGATGCGGTTTCTGACATTATCGCAAGGTATAAAGATGAGGCGTGGGACATGATTGAGGCTTACGTCAATGGCTACACCGTGGAAAAGAAGAAGAAGTACAACGTCAAGGTGCCATACGCGTATGACAGTTACTTCTACAAGGTTGACGATGACCGCTGTGATGCTGCGAGTTCACAAGGCGCTGGTTTGAGTGATAACAGATCACGGTTCACCGAATCAGAGATCGAGCATTACGGCTTGCAAGACTGCAAAAAAGAAGAGGTGACTAACGATGAAGTATGAGTGCCGGAATATGTTTGGCGGTGAAGTGATAGCCACGTTTAGCACGTATGAGAAAGCGGAAAACTTTATGGATTTAGCATACGATTTTCCGGATTGGGAGACTGTTCCCGCGATGACTATTGTGGAGGTGGCTGACGATGCTGATTAAGTTAGACAGTGGGAAGTTGCTCAATATATCGGCGGTATCATACATCTCAAATACTGAAATGCTGGCTTATTTCAAACAGCCGGTGATCACAAATGAAAATAGCTTTCAAACAGCAAAATGCTTTGGCGTTGGTGTAACGGAAGCCGACATTGAACGAATTGCAGCGAGTGCCGCTAAGAGAGAGGTGACTGACGATGAATAAACAAGAAGTGAACCTAAAAAGCGGTGGGAGAGCTTGTTACTTCGTGGCCAAGGTGTCTGATTTTGGGAATGCACACCGTGTATCGCCTATCTACTTCAACCGTGAGCGAGCAGTTCTTCAACTTAATTACTTAAAAAAGAAGAATGCTGATGATTCCTATGCAATGTTCGAAACTACCGGCTGGAGGTGTGTGCTATGAGCAATGAGACAAAGCGGAACGTGTTCGATGATGCGTTGGCATATGCGCCAGTTGGCAGGGAATATGACCCGGTGAACGACGATGGGGCTGGCGACCTATGTAGCTGCTTATCTGCGCGTTACGCCGCAGCCTTGCCAGATGATCTGCCGGTGATTCCGGAAGAGGTGGGAGATTTATTGCAATCAGCATATGGGCAAACTAATTTGCTTGGCGTCTTAGACACGGCCAAAAACGGGCACAAAATTAGCGAGACATTGGCATGGATAATTGCTAATCAAAACACCTTCGCTACTGCATGGGTGCTAGGTGTCTGGCGCGCTGAGGAAACAGGAGAGGTAACTAGTTATGACGATTAAAGGCGAGGAAATTATATGAAATTTTTGGACTTATTCGCTGGTATCGGCGGTTTTCATTTAGGAATGGAGCAAGCTGGGCATCAATGTGTTGGCTGGGTTGAATGGGACAAATTTGCTCGGCAGAGTTACCAAGCAATTCATAACGTGAAAGGAGTGTGGAATGCAAGTGACATACGAACAGTTACGGCTAGTGAGTTACCCAGAGCAGACTGCTGGTGCTTTGGCTTTCCATGCCAAGACATCTCAGTCGCCGGTAAGCAAAAAGGATTCACTGCCGGAAAGCGTAGTTCTTTGTTTTTTACAGTTACAGGGCTTATTAGAGACCTCGGAGAAGAAGATAGACCCAGCTACTTGCTCATTGAGAACGTTAAAAACTTACTTAGTATTAACCGAGGGTTTGACTTTCTCAAACTTCAAATTGAATTGGGCGACATCGGGTACGATGTCGAATGGGACGTTATCGACTCAGCCGAAGTCGTCCCTCAGCACCGGGAACGTATCTTCATTGTCGGACATCTTAGAGGACGACGTACCAGAAAAGTATTTCCTATCATCAGAAAAGGCGGAAAAGCTGCTGGAGCAATTAAAGAAGTAGCCAAGATAAACCCGAACAGACACTCGAGTGTGTCAAATTCTGTAATTGATCCTAGCGGAATCAGCCACACAGTAACCGCACACTCATATAAAGACTCACCAAAGGTTTTGGTTCATCAGTTGGGCAACATCAGCGATTTTGAGTGCTTCGGTGGTAACCCACAGGTTGGGCGAGTATATGGTACTGACGGGATCGCGCCAACGCTTAGCACTATGCAAGGTGGTGGCCAAGAGCAAAAGATAGCAATTCCAGTTTCTTCACCTGACATAATTGCTAAAAACCAGAATGGCAGAAGATTTAAAGAAAATGGTGATCCAGAGTTTTCATTAACTGTTCGTGATAGACACGGAATACTAACGAATGGAATGAGAATTCGCAAGCTAACACCGCATGAATGCTGGCGCTTGCAAGGCTTCCCTGATTGGACATTCGCTCGAGCGCGTGAAGCAGGTTTGAGTGACAGTCAGCTATACAAACAGGCTGGCAACAGCGTAACCGTTCCAGTCATTAAGGCAATCGCGGATAGAATGGGATACAACGATAATCGCCAAGAAACTGGAGAAATCGTGAAATTGGAGGCGGAGAAATGAAACTAGTTAAAGGCGACATCATCAGAAACCCATGGGTTAGCGATCCAAAATGGTGAGACTTCATTTTCATTCGGCGCGGTAAGAGGTTCGTTCATACTTTGGATCTTCATGAAGGGCAATTTTACGAAACCGTATATGACAAAAAGGACGTAGACGATCGCTTCACAAAGGTAGGCCATTCAGTTGGGTTTGACACCATGCTGCGAGAAGTTTCTGGCGAGGAGGCGGAGAAATGAAACGAGAGATTAAGTTCAGAGCTGCGGACACTAGGATGCCAAGGGAGGCGCAACATGAGCAAAAGTAAGGACGTTGACGCATATCTTCAAGGCGAGCTGTTTGCCAAGGCCGAGCTTGCAACTAAGCTATTGCATGACATTGCTTGGTCTAAATGGACGACTGACGCAATGTCTGCACGTGTCGACCCAATTTACAAGCAAGCCAGGGAGATAAGCTATTGGCTATTAAACAGTGACGACTGGTACACCGAAAATGAGGACGGGAGCGAAGACGATAAGCAGGAGGACAAACGATGATTGCAGCCATGTTGCTCATTGCAGGTGTTGCAATGTGGATGTGGGCTAACTGGAAAAGGATCAAATGATTGCAAATAAAAAAGCGCACCATCGCGGCACGCTTATCCCCCAAACTTTTATAAAATTTATTATACCATAAGGAGTGGACGCAGTGGTGCGAGCAACGAGATATTTTAGCCCAATTGATCATGATAAAACAATTGAAAACGCCAAAGAGGTCTTGGGGAACTACTGGCATCACAAGCGGCTCGCTCAACGCACCAAAATAGCGCTCAGAAGTCCCGTGATGGACGGCATGCCCAAGTCACCTAGCTATGGCAACAAAGCTGAGGAAAAGGTGATATCGCACGCTGACGAGCTGTACTATATAGCGTGCTGTGAAGGTGCTATCGAATCTATAGAAAATGAAGACTACCGGATCATTTTAGTTGAGAGCTATCTGACTCCAAAGACGACACGTAAATCCAGCCTTCAGTTAGCCGCTCACTTGCATGTTGACCGAACGACCCTTTGGCGACAAACACAAGAAGCTCTCTATGCTTTTGCTGAAATATGTCCGCTAGTGAAACTAGATGCAACATCCGTGCAACAATGATGCAACAAAAAACACGCTTTTCTGCCTTATTATGGTATTGTGCCAAAGGTGAGAAACCCAAGACACCGCGTTTTTCCTCCGAGCCATGGTGATGATAAAGCTGTGGCAAGGCGTGGCAATGAGGACTGGCTGAGATAGTCAGGCGGGTTCGATTCCCGCATGCCACATTGCCCAGTTTAGCGACCGGACACAGCTTGCGATGACCCCATCTGACACTGGGAGAGCGAGCAAAACTATGGCACTTCACTAAGGTGGGGTGCTATTTTTATACATATTTTCGGAGGCGAGTAGATGCAATGGACAGATGAACAGATCGGTGACATTAGGAAGCTCGCCTCTGAAGGCTTTACCAGACGCGAGACAGCCGACAAACTTGGAATTAGCTATGATGCGCTTCAGGGAAAAGCAAGACGGCTTGGGATCGAGTTCCAAAAAACACTAAAGAATGAATACAATTCAGATGGAACGAGTGGGAAGACACCATCCGCTGACAGAAAAGTCGCTCTTAATGCTGATGGTAGCCAAACAGTCACTGCCTTAATGAGACTCAAGCATGAGCCAAATAAAGACCCACGAACTTTGATGGAGTTGTGTGGATACGACCCTGATAAGTTCGAGATGGTCTTAGGCGACTACAAAGTATATGAGCAGCATAGTACCGAAGACGGCATAGTTCCACAATATAGCATTCACATTCGAGTAAAGCCGAAACAAGGATTATCGATAAGTGAAATGGCTGAAGCGTTCAACGACAAAATCATTCCGGTCAATTACGGCATGAAGAAATCTGGCGATCGCAACCTAGTAATTCCATTGCCTGACCTGCACTTTGGCTGGACAACATTCGCCGATCTAAAAGACATGGTGAGTCAACTCAGAGAGATCATCATGGACGGCTACAACGAGATTGTGATCGAGCAATTGGGAGATCTATTCCATAGTGATCAGATTCATGCAACACAAACGGTTAGAGGAACACAATTAGATCACGCAAACATGCGTCAGGCATTCCATGATGCTGTGAAGTTGTTTGATCAGATTATTCCGCTGGCAATTGAATATAGCAATCGCGTCTCAATCAAGAGCGTGTTCGGTAACCATTCAGGTGATCTCGAATACGCTTTTCTTTATGCGCTGATAGATCGCTATCCACAAGTACACGTTGATCTCAATGACAGTAATCCGGCAACCGACTGGCGCTGTGCATACTTGCTAGGGCATGTTGGCATTATGCTCGCCCACGGAGATGTAGCCAAGGACAAGCTGACAGGGCTTTTTCCATTTGAGTACAAAAAGATATTCAATATGGCAAAAACATACGAACTTCACTCAGGCCACTATCATAGCGAGAGGTTTAAAGATGATCGTGGCATTATGTGGCGTCAGCTTGGAACTGCAAAGCCAAATGATCCCTATGAGATTAAGAATGGCTTCACCACGGGCAAGCATTTGCTGTATGCGTTCGTTTATGACGACACACGATTGAGGTGTACTTATGAGCTCAACTAAGCGTATGGGAAGAGTAGACTACGGCTACGTCTGCGGAACAGAAAAATACATCATCGAGAAGTTGTCAAGAGAAGAGCGCCAAAAGAAGAAAGCTAAGGAAGACAAGAAAAAGCGCGGGAGGTGTGGTGATATGTAATGCGACTGACAGCAAAACAGAAGAAGTTCGTTGATTCTTATATTGCTGATAGCAATGCTACCAAAGCGGCACTAGAAGCAGGATACAGCAAAAGAACGGCTAGATTTGTTGGCGCAGAAAACCTAACAAAACCTAACATTAAAGCTGCCATCGATGAACGCATGAAACGCATCGAGTCTGACAAGATTGCCAAGGCTGCTGAGGTGCTTCAATACTTCACCACAGTACTTCGTGGAGAGGCAAAAGAGACAATTATAGT